CTTCGTCGGTAGAGCTGAACACCGTCTTTGGCAAGACGGACGGCCAGCCTACCAAAGGATCCCCTCTTCACAGAGGAGATATAACCACCTAAGTAACTGAGGTACACACCAGCAGGATTAAAAATCCTACGACGAGCACCCTTTGGAACTCCAACGCCCACATCGGTGAACACGAGGTAATTAACCACGGGTTCATACCGATAATAGACGAAGGAGCCGTTACTATCATACCGCCTGTGGTTGTGAAGCACGAGCGGCACCTTAAAACCAGAAGAATCAGGATCCTCAGGAGGGATTGCCACGAATGGCGCACACCTCAAGAGATACCTGCAGGTTCTAGGTAAAGTAATGCCGGTCCGTGAAGACCAAACATTAAGGCGATTAAATATAGTGTAAGGAGTAACAAAGTCTACTTTCTTAAGGTAGACGCCCCGAACATCTTGACCATTATATGCATCAAGACCACAGGACTCCTTGAAAGGTCCTTCAAAGAAAGACTTCTCAGTGTTTACGGAGAAACCTAATAACTCCAGGATGCGTACGACGAGTCGAGCACTCTCGCGAGTGCAAATGATATCGTCGCCGTATACCCCAAAGTTACCGGAGACCCCGGGAACTGGGTGCAAATCCAGCACCTTGTAAACACCACACACAACAGAAGCAAACAGTAGCGTCTGCAACGGGAACGTAAAACCGTTTCCCATCGTAGACACCATGTTCAACGGAACTACAGTTCCGTCTGGAAGCATGGTATGCGTACTCCGCAACTTCCCCAACAGCTCGAACATGCTGCGAGGGAGGAGCCACTGGAGCATAGGCATTGCCATACTGTCGGAGGCACTGCTAAGATCGATAGTTGCCAAACTATCGTCAACACTTGCACGGAGTGCAAGCGCTCGATTCACTTTCTGCTGCTTCTCAATGTCGATCTTGAAAGACCGGCACAATCGGCGAGCAATAAGCGAGCCGAGTCCAAGTTGGTAAAACATACCAAGCGAGGATTCAGTGCAAATACTCCGACTTACTTCGTTGTCTTTGGGCACGAAGGATAGTCGGTTATGACTCACTACGAGGGCAGGACCATGTATTTGGACCCGGAGGCTTTCAGCCTCCTTCCAGAGTGGCCTACTTTTGACGTAGTGACTGTACAAGGAGTACAGAAGAGTGTTAGGCGTCGTCAGCTTCCCAGCAAACAGCTTCGTATAGAAGTCCTGTCCATGGGAGCCAAGCGACGCGCCCGGCCCCAGAGAACCTTCGTCAAGAAGGTTAACTGGATTATCACACAGTGTCTTGAATTGATAATCAATATACCAAAACCTGTGTAACAACTCTCTGACCTCACCGAGGATAACATCCTCAACTAGTGAGCGAGAAGGAGACAACGACCAAGCCGCACACCGATCATTTACTGCCAAGAATTTCTTCAAGGATCTACGATCGGCATCAACATGAACGTTATCTGCTAACTTCTTAGTTAAGGAACCAAGAAGTCTGCTACCCGCGACGTCGCGGGTACGGTAGCCCGGACCTCCAGTCGAAGGGACGTCAAAATTGACACCATTCGATACGAGATCACTCATGACATATGAGAAAAGAGCGTTAGCAGACAGGTCTGACACAACGATTTCTCCACAATGCATCACCTTGCGGTGACAGGGTTTAGAAATCCTCTGGTCCATTAACCGGTCCTCGAGGCGCCCAAGGGGCTAGGCTTTCGCCTAACCCCCGTGCACCTGAGACGACCGGATCGTGGACTTCAAGGTCATCGACCAAACGTACCTCAAACTTTCCGAACTTATAAGGTCCGAAATATCGAAATACATTAAATAGACAGAAGAGGAGAAAGCTTCCTTTCCCATTCAAGTCTACATTACCAGCGGCTATCACTACGCGATCTTGAGGATCCATATCCTCAATTGTATAGGAAAAACCGCCAGATGTGGCCGATATCGTCAACTCTGCACCCTCTAAGGAGAAAACCAAGGAGGATGTAGAAGAGTGGACGGTAATACCAGGAGCCACGGGAACGTTCAAAGTGTTCCCGTGACAAGAGTGTCACCCAGACCAGCGGAAACCTGAGACAGGCTTCCGACGGCCAAAGAGACAGCAGCCCTGATATCGATGGGATTGAATGCGTCGGATCCCGCAGGAATGCGGGCCTTCATATCCAACACCATCACCCTCGGAATATTGTTTGCGGCAATATTAACGCCCTTTCGGACGCGTATCGCCGTATAGACATTTTCCGGCACTGTACCGTACAAGCCAGTTACGCCACTAACGAGGCCAGCCAGAGTCTTGAGAAGACCTGGCCTCTCGAATGTGACAGTAAAAGGGTCGCTGATGCTATGCAGGCGAGGTGTATTACCCGCGCCAGACACAGCCGTTACGTTCCACTGTTTACCAGTGCTTGCGTTCGGAG